CTCTTCCATTTCATCAGATTCATCCATTTCTTCAGACTCTTCCATTTCATCAGATTCATCCATTTCTTCAGACTCTTCCATTTCATCAGATTCATCCATTTCTTCAGACTCTTCCATTTCATCGTCTTCAGTAAATTCAATTTCGTAAACAACTTCATCTTCGTCATCCATAACTTCGTCTGAACCTGAATAATCAGAAACATCAGAACTGTCTGAGAAAATAGCGTCAATTACATCTTGAACATTGTCGTCTTCTTGTTCGTTGTATTCCATATTTTCATAATTTTCTTCTTCAGATTCACCTAGTTGTTTAACAAGATATTCTGAATCTGTATTGTTGTCAGTTAAATGAATGTCGTCACCGTCTTTTTTTACGATGATACCATCATCTTCACCCATAGACTTAAATACTTTCAAAATAAACTCGTCGGATGCATCAGATAAATCGATTGGTTTATTAGAATCAACATTCATATCCATACCTACTTCCATTTCGTCTGAGCCGTCGTCAGAAGTTACGTCAGTATCTAAAGATATACCTGTTTCATCATCCACGGATGTTGGTTCAACATCTGTGTCTACATCTAAATCCAACTCTTCTTGTTCAGAAAGAGATTCTTTTACTAATTGGCTGATTTCTTCCTTCATAGTAGAAGCAAGTATTCCTTTTGCATTTTCGGCAATAGCCTCTTCAACATTTTTCATTTGAATGAGCGCCTCTTCAACAAGATTCTTATTTTCTTGCATAATTGTTTCTTTTTTAAACAATAAATAGTTCCTTTGTTGAAAAAAGTTTAATATTCAGTGTTTCACTTGATAAAATTGTTGAACTCGGAATCAAAATTATAAACTAATGTGTATCTATACCCTGCATGTAACACATTTGGAACTCTAGCTGAATGGGGTATATTGGAATCAAATAAAACCATTCTTCCAGGTTTAGGAATTATGCTTTTTATTATTTCGGATGACTTTTCTAAAGAATCAAAAAAAACTGTTTCTCCACCCCAATCTATGTCCCATTCTTTATTACAATAAATTATTGCAGTTTTACATAAAGATTTGGAGGGACAATAATCAATATGGGATAATGATGCATCTGAAAATTTAAATGCATTTATATAATATCTGTAACAAGAATAGTTACCCCCAAGTATTTCCGAAATATTATTTTTTAATGTGGTAATTAATGGAAAGTTATTTGATTCATTTATTCTACAAATTAAACTCAAATCTCTATTTTCATATTCTTCATCGGAATGAATCCTTGATTTACCCGAAATTGAATATGATTGCAAACAACAAAATTTGTACAATGCCTCCACATCTTTACGGTCTAAAAAATTATCAAATATTTCAATCATAATAAAAAAGGGGGTCATTGACCCCCATATTTTTAATCTTCGATAACTTCATCTATCTTACTTTCTGATACTGAAGTTATTCTCCAATCGTAAGAAAAACCTTCATATTTCTTTGTAACTTTTGCTTCAACATCTGTTACAGAATACCCTTTAACAAGTTTCTCTTCTCTGATTTTTTTAATTTTACCCGTATTATCGTCAGGTAAATCATATGTTACTTTCGCAACAAAATACTTCTCATCCATTTTGATTATTTTGATAAATAATCGGTTAATTTTTTCATTAAATCAATAGACTGATTCAATTTTGGTTCAGAGCCAGTTCTAATTCTTTTTTCTTCTTCTAAATTTTCTTCATACTTTTCTCTTTCATTCACATCATCAAAAAGATATGCACCTGGTGTAGACGGTGAAGAAACCAAATCAAAACAAATTAATTCGAAATCATCTTGAACTTCGTTTCTTTCTCCCACTTTTTTAAGAGAACCCACCCCTCTTGATGAAATACCTAAAGTAACTCCTTGTCTTAATAAATTTGCAGCAATGTCACCTTTGGTTGTAACAATACCTCTTTCATGAAAACCTGGCGAAGTCAACAATTTTAATTTACCCATAAGAATATTCTTATCCCACCATATATCAGTTATTGAATGAGAAACTCTATCTAAATCAATTAAGGATGATTCAGGATGATTTAATTCGGAAGTCGCTAAACCTTTTTGAATCAAAGTTTTATATTTTTCTGATTCTCTTTTTAAAATCCTTTCAGGGTAAGTTCTACCATTCCTATTAGGAGTATCGTATTTTTGTAATACCGCATAAAATTCAAATGGGTTTCTGTAATCAAATTGTTTACCTTCTTTAATAAAATTTAAATTTTCACCTGTAATGGGAGAGACAAACCCTGCATCCATTTCTATTAAAATTCCATGACCGACTTCATGAGCCTCAAGGATTCTTAGTTTTTTTTCCATTAACTATTTTTAAAATAAATATTTCAATTAACCAATAGTTTATGGCTTTTACTTTTTAGTTAAGGAAAAATCAAAATAGTCATTGTTAGTAATGTTAGTCCTTTGAATGTTTTTAACAATTCTTTTGATTGAATCTTTCAATTCTGAGGATTTAAAATCCAACTGTTTTTCTAAAAAAAGATTAATTTCTAAATTAAAAAAAGACTTTTTTCCTGAACATATTCCGCTAGTTCTTAGGTCTAAATCAACAATGGAATTCTTTACAAATACTGAGGTATCAATTGATTCAAATACTGTATGTTTAAGTTCTCTACTCAGGTTACAAACAACCCTGTTCCAATTATCTAATTCTGTTTTGGGAGAAACCCATGATTGTATGTTTATGTATAACGATTTTAAATTTTTTGAATCTACAGTACCGTACATAGATTTAAAAGATGTTGATAAATTCATCTTCACACTTTTCCCTTTTTTCATTCAGTTTCATATTACTTAGTTTATTTTTTATAAACATAATATATTATAACTTGTTAGTCAAAGTTTTTAATAAATCGCGATATTTGTAGTATATGTTAATAATTGAAATAAAAGGTAACGATAGTATTGAGAGAGCATTAAAAGTACTTAAGTCCAAAGTTATTAAGACTAAACAACAACAAAAATTGTTAGATAAAAAAGAGTATGTAAAAAAATCTGTTATCAAAAGAAAACAGATTTTAAAGGCAATTTATACTCAGAGAATTAAAAATTCTTAAAGAGATTCATGTAGTTTTTTTAATTTCAAGAAATTAAGTTGACTGAAAGTATCTTCTTCTATTTTTTTAATTGTCTCTTCAATTTTGTTTTTTGTATCATCATCTTTTTGTGATTCCGCTAATGGTACTAGTTTTGCTAATGCCATTTCTTTAAGAGATACAAATTTATTTTCTAAAATAGAATTGTCTTCTTTTATAATTTCAAAAAATTCTTTTTTTGTTTCTTCATCCAATCCATCAATATAGCTACTAATTGTTTGATTGGCAATCTTAACCATGCTACTTATTGGAATATTTATATGACTTTCGGTAACTTTTGATTTTCCTTGTAAATTTTTAATTAATTGTTTTTTTATTTCGACTCTCTCGGATAAATTAACAATGTGATTTAGGTAAACTAATTCATCAATAAGCTTATATTTGTTTGTAACTTTTGACTCACCGATTACTTTGGGTAATTTAATTTTTTCTAGTAATTTTTGAATTACTGAAATTCCCTCCGATAAATAATCTTTTGCGTCGTCAACAGACAGACCTTGTGGTTTAGAAAGTTCATCATATAGAGCATAAACTTTGGAAATGTCTTTATTGTTCAAAACATTTTGTTTGAACTCATTCATTGCTCGTTTGAAAGACTTCTCATCTTTGTAAGATTCTAGGAGATTCTCCTCTATTATGGACTTTATTAAACCGAATGTCATATAAATTTTTATTTGTTTTCAATATAAATATTACAGATTTAATAACTTATCAAGTTCTTTATCAATTTCTCCTAAAGAATCTCTACCTTGACCCAAATTTATAAAACTAGCACCTTCCAACACATTACTTTCAACCAAAATATTCAATCTTTCAATTCTTGATTCTGGTGTTACTGCCGCTTCACCTTCACCGCCAGGAGGTGGTGGAGGTGGTGGTGCACCACCTGGCTCAATACCAGGTTCTGGACCTAAAGGTTCTAATCCACCGCCACCAGATTCAGGTGGTGCTTCACTAGAAGCCGTTGCGGTTCCTCCGCTAGCTTGACCGTAAAGTTTATCAATATTATCAAATAAACCCGTTTTACTAATTACTGTTGGAGTTTGTTTTAATTCTTCACCGATTGCTCTCTCCAATCTTTGTTGTAACAAATCAGTTCTAATTTCATCATCAGAGAAATTAAATATATGTTTTTTAGCCCATGTGGATGATGTTGCAGAAATTCCGTTACCTGGGTCCATAACCAAATCTTTATAAAGTAAGACTTTTTCCTTCCAAACATCAATCTTAAGTAAATCAGCTTGAGTTGATGGATTAGTTAGACCAAGCGTAAAGTTATCTATCTCATCTTCAAATCCCAACAAAAATAGATGTATGATTGCAACTTTATTAAGTTCTTGAATCATACTTTTTTGAATTCTGTTAATGGTTCTTGCAAAACGAATATCTTGTAGTGAAAGATTTTTACCGTCACCAACGACCTCTTCAAATCCCAAAAATGCTTTAGGAACCCTAAGTGCGGTTAATAACTTTTTCTGAATATATTCGATATCGGCAATCTCAGACAAGTTAGTTGCACCTGGCAAAGTTTCAATTGGGGATGGAGTTGCTGGGTCCCTGACAGGTATAAAATAATCTTGGT